GAGCGAGGCCAGTTTCATCGATGCGATACGCCTCCACAGCTGCCAAGCCTCACGCTGCGGCGTGGTTTGTACGGCCTTCGAGTGTTAACCACAGAGCCCGGCAGCCGAGAGGTTGCCGGGCTTTTTTGTTTTACATGTACGGATTGACCATAGTAGTAAGCAGGACAACAAACCACACACACAACAGGAGTATTAACATGCTGACAATCACAACCAAGTTTTTAAAGCCAACCAACACGCAGGGGGCACGAGTCAAAGCGACTTGCGCAGGCAAGAGCATAACCCGCCCGTATGCCTACGAGCACAACGGCCGCCACAATCATGCGCTCGTTGCGATGGAGCTCGCAGAGATGGTCGATCTGCACGGCACGTGGGTCAGCGGCGATATCCCTTATGGTTATATATTCGTTCAGGCTGCGGCACCCAAGTACCACAGCTAAACACCGAGCCCGGCAGCCGAGAGGTTGCCGGGCTTTTTTGTTTTACATGTACGGATTGACCATAGTATTATCACCAACCACAACGGAGCGACACCGTGAAATTCATTAAAAAAAACCCACGCACGATTGAGACAGAGCGCAACGATTGCGTAGTGCGTGCGATGACTATCGCATACGACTCAACTTATGAGATCGTCCACAAGGCCTGCGAGGCGGCCGGGCGCCGCCCGCAGCGTGGCATGAACGGGTACCAAGTAGCCAAAGCGCTCGAGGTATTGACAGGGCGTGAGGATGTCAGCATGACGTGGTACACGCTCAAGAGTGACCGCCCGACAATGGCTCAATTCGTGCGGGAAAACCCCGAGGGACGTTTTTTGACGATCATACACGGTCACGCCGTGGCACTGATGGACGGCGTCTACTATGACGCATCAGAGCCCGGCGCCCGCCACAGGGTCTGGGCATACGCCAGACTGGACAAGTAGCCACAACACCCGGGCAGCTGCCCGGGTTTTTTTTACATGTACGGATTGACCATAGTAGTATCACCAACCACAACGGAGCAATAGAATGGATATCGGGCAAAAGCTAAAAAACAAACTCTCGGGCATGGTCGACAGGTACGAGTTAAAAACCAACCTGCACCCGTCGATCGGCGCACTAATGCGCAAGGACGGCGTCCAATACTACGCATTTATCGGCGGCGAGTGTATCGAGGACACGCCAGAAAATTTGACCAAGTTACTAATCGCACAGGGGCAATGAGATGATGGACTATAAACTTTACCCAATCGATCAACCGCTTCATTATTTCAACGCCGTGGAGTATTGGCCGGTCGAGGACTTGAACGGCGATATTGTACAGATCGAAGAGTCACAGATCGATGAGAATCCAGTGGCCACCTATTTTTGGTCAGTCTATCTACACTATGACCACGAATTTACAGGCAGGTACGAGGGCATCATATGCGTGGCCGACCTACCAACAAAGGAGGCAGCCGAGGCGTACGCCAACGGGCTCGAGGCAGCACTCGGGGCAATTATTAACGATCGACTTATCAAGTAAACCCATAGGAGCCACAACATGAACAAATTAACATCACAAGACAGGCAATCGATGCTCGATACAATCTGGCACGCTCTGGAGTGCTACCGTGACGACTGCATACCGGAGGGCGAGGAGGGATACGACGAGGAGTGGAGCGATATATGCACGGCGATGGCGTGGATCACCGAGGATCTAGAGAAATTCGACAACCAAGAGGAGTAGTATTTAGGTGTACGGATTGACCATAGTAGTATCACCAACCAACCAGACAGGAGCAACACCATGGATATGTACCAAATGCTAGAGCATATGATCAGGCAGGCAGACAGCTACAAATGCCTGTGCCTGAGAAAAGACGGGGCAGTATTTCAACAGGGCAGACTGCTACACTTCAAAAAGCTAGACGCAAACACGTACGAGGTATCGGACGGGCACCAGACTGAGATTGTCGACGCCCTGCTAGTCGACTATACGTCATTCTGCAACCACTCAAAATATGTACAGGAGATGACATCATGAGACAGTTACCAACACTTTACGACAATTTCAATTATCAGGAGTATGACGCAATGAAGACCATAACGACACGAGAGATTTTAGGATGGCTGCACATCGATGACGAGGGCAATCGTGACGTCTGGGACAAGGCGAGGGATTGGCCGGGTACGTGGGTACCGCTATACACAAACGAGACGATAGAATGCGACGAGAATGGAGTGCCAATCAAATGACTACAGTCACCAGAATGTATCAGGAGCAGTGGGAGAGACGATACAGCCCGCTAAAAAACCACTTGCGTGGTGCGGGGGCCTTCGGTGGCTGCCTCTACCAACCATACGGGCTCGATGACGAGTATGTGCGACACATCAGCAACGCGACACCGAGCCACGTCTGGACGGTGGTGCATTGTGACGAGGGATACTACATACTCTCTGGCTGGCACTACGTCAACGTTATCGGGTACCTAATCACGCTGCTGCCGGCCGAGGGAGACGTCGAGGTTGACCTGAATGACTAAACTCTATCAAAACTCTCTATTTAATAGGCTCTATCAACCAAAACTAATCGGGAGACCGATAAGGTACGAGAGCCGACTAAAAAAGTATCCCAAAAATAAAAAGTTACCACTCATAGAAAGTCAGCGTAAAATATGCCAGACTCGAGCCAATTTGATTCTAGGCCGACACATGCTGCTAAGTGTCCGAGGCCTGAGATTCAAACACTCGGCATCGATATTTTTAAGGAGACTACGTGCCAAAAGACAAAAACAGCCTGAGCGATTATCTTCGTTCCCTTTACGGTATTGACCCACTCTCTGTCGAGGAGGAGGTCAGGCTCGCCGGGCTGATACAGGCCGGCGATGAGGATGCGCTAGATAAACTCGTGACCCATAATCTGAGGTTTGTCGTATCTATACTTAAGGAATTAGCCTCGTGGCACCATGGATCGATACCGATCGAGGACTTGGTCGGCTATGGTAATTATTGGCTACTGTATGCAGCCAAAAGGTGGACGCCGACAAACGGTGCCCGGTTCGCCACGTACGCCAAGCAGTTTATACTTAAGGGCGTCCGGAGGGATGTCGACAACACGTCCAACATTATCCGTCTACCGGTCAACGTCAGCGAGGAGATCAAGCGCATGAGGTACGCAGAGAGAATCCTATCCCAGAGTCTGGGGCGTGAGCCCCGCCCGGGTGAGGTGGCGCAGCACATGGGTATCGGTGAGGAGCGGGTGCAGCAGCTGCAGGGTTATTTAATCAGGGAGCCGAGCAGTCTCGAGGCTCACAGGCAGGATCAATTAACAGAGGAGAGCGAGGAGTGATAAAACTAGACGAGGAGCAGGCGGCGGCCTACGCACGCTACAAGCGTGCGGCTGACGCCGTGGGTATAGGCAAGCGTGTAAGGGGTGCATGGGTGCCCTTTAGCGACGTTTTGGGCTCACTAAAACCGGACGGTGTAGCTACACCCCTATTTATACCGAACGATGCCTGGCTCGAGTATAAATTGGCCGCAGAGGCGTGGCTGAGGGTCGAGCCAAGGTTTAGGCACGATGAGAGGCTGAGATCAACGAGGGGCGACTATGATCACGAGGACTCGTGGGATGAGCCAGAGGCTAGAGTAAAGGATACCTTTACACTAATAAAGGAGGGCGAGTCTTGAACAGCGGGGAGATGATATTCACGGCACTAAGTATATTTTTGGCGGCACTCGGACTCTCGGGTCTCGTGCTGAGGATCCACATTTGGTACAGGAACAGGAATGAGCGAGATTGAAAAACTTAGGCATGCTGCAAGGAGCGCACTCGAGGCGCTAGAGAATCCCTCTACGGTATCGGTGCAGCACGCACTGTGGCTGCTGAGGGAAATTTTAAACGATAAGAGCGAGGACATAGATCCATGGATGGAGACAAGATGAAGCGTGCGATACTAATCGAGCATCACGATGGTGATAAACTGACGATGATCGTCTGCAGTGATGACAGCGGCGGCCACATATTTGACGCACTATGGGACCCGACCGAGGCAAACACGCCAGAGAATCGTAAAAAATTCAGGATGTGGGTCTCGACAATGTTAAAGAGAAAAGGATATATAGATGAGTGAGAATTCAACAGCATCGGCGATACTAATCGCAGTATGGGTGGCGGCCTTCTTTTTTATGGGCATGGCTCTCGTGACGAGGGGCGGGTCTCCGACGCCGACCGTGACAGTCGTATACGACTGCAATACCAACACGGGCGATGCACCGCCCGCAGTACTTCAACTGTGTGGGAGAAAATGATGCACCCGTCAGGACTGACACTTGAACGATGGAACTGGCCATTCAAGACGGACGAGGAATTAACCAATGAAATACAAGACCGATTAGGGTGGGCGGGCGATGAATAATTTAGAGGTTAACCGCAGTACGCTGAAGGTTCTGGACTTATTCTCTGGTATCGGAGGATTCAGTTTAGGATTGGAGCGTACTGGCGGGTTTGAAACAGTAGCCTTTTGCGAGATAGATGCTAAGGCTAGAAAGGTATTACAAAAACATTGGAAAGATGTACCAATTTACGAAGATGTAACTAAATTAAAAGGTGAACAACTTGGAACAATTGACGTTATCTGCGGTGGATTCCCTTGCCAAGACATCTCCCTCGCAGGAAGGGGAGCAGGACTCGAAGGGGCAAGGTCTGGACTCTGGTGGGAATTCCACAGGCTTATCAAAGAAATCAAACCGAAGTGGGTCATCGCAGAAAATGTCTCAGCCCTTCGCTCTAGAGGATTGGACACAGTCCTCCGGTCGCTTGCTGAGATCGGGTACGATGCGGAATGGCATTGTATACCCGCAAGTGCCGTTGGCGCTCCTCACCAAAGGGACAGAATCTGGATTGTGGCTTACCCCCAATTGCATGGATTCTTTACCGCCGAGATCGCCGGAAGCATTAGAGAGACAGTATCAAAAGAACAGGAAAGGCAGAACAACGCACTCGACGTTGAAAAAACAAGTGTTCTATCCTCCTCCGACACAGATGTTTCCGACTCCCTGTGCGAGAGATTGGAAAGACAACGGGCGGTCACCGGCAGAGTTAGCGAGGCATACAAAAACCTTGGCGACTCATGCGGGTGGGATGTTGAACCCGATGTGGGTCGAATGGTTAATGGGCTTCCCAATAGGGTGGACAGAATTAAGCAGTTAGGCAACGCAGTAGTACCACAGATTCCCGAATTTATTGGGTATTCAATTCTTAATAGGGGTTAAAAATGGGGTTCGTTTCTAAAACTTGTGCTAAGACAAATATGCCAGTAACCAATACTTACAAAGGTTATCCAGACCTTTATAACGTAGTGGCTCTCTTACCGTGTGGGAGAAAATGATGCACCCGTCAGGACTGACACTTGAACGATGGAACTGGCCATTCAAGACGGACGAGGAGCGTGCCACGATACAGGCTTGGCTCGAGGGCGTACCGAAAGACTTGTCAGACAAGTCGATACCATTCTAGGGGCGCAAAATGATTAGTTTATTGACAGCGTTTGTCTTAGTGCACTTTGATGCGCATGGGGGTTGGTGGATAGCGTTTGGGTTGGTGCTAATAGGAAAAGCTATAAAGGAAATGCAATGAAAGAGCAAAAGTTTTTTAGGGGTGACTTGGTTCAGATAGCCGACGATCTTGGCAAGACAATGAGTCACTTTGAAAAAGGATGCAAGGCTATTGTTATTGGTACCTATGCTGAGTTGTGCCATGACGATAACAAAGTGGATGATTATCAGCTTTATATTTTGCCTAAACAAGGTACTTCAGCTTGGTATCACACGCACCAACTAACCCTGATCGAACCGAACCGATACGACCTGCTACCAAAAAACAACCGCACACGCCTGAACTGGGAAGCGCAACAAGCGAGGGATGCAAAATGAACGAACGAATCAAAGAACTTGCTGAACAGGCTGGGTTTTGCAGAGAGTTTGCTTTATCAGGATTATGGCTGGCTGATGACGAAGAACTTGAACGCTTTGCCGAGCTAGTGCGACAAGACGAGCGTGAGGCTTGTGCGAAGATTGCTGATGATTTGGAACGAAAACAATACGATGCTATTGGTGACCCCAGACACCCAGAATTCAAGTCTTTAATTGGTAATGCGATCAGATCAAGGAGTAAAGAATGATTGATGAATTTATAAAAAATAGTATCAATGATTGTCTGACAGAAAACACTTTGCGAGGTCAAACAGAAGCAATTGCCATAGCAATTCGTTCTCTAAAAGATCTTGATGGTAAATATTTCAGACCATCATTCGGCTCACTTGAACTTGATATGCACTGCTGTGAACAAATAGCAAAAATGTTGTTTGGAGAATCAAATGACTGAACAAGAACTAATCAAACAAGCAAAGCTAGTTTGGCACGACAATGATTGCAAGTACATAGCTATACCTATCTACTCAACGAATGGAACACACCTACAAGATATTCTTTTCTACAAAGAGGGTAAACAATGGGCTGGCAGGATTTGGCATGAGGATATGATTCAGTTAATCGAGCTTGCCGAGGACTGCAGTAAAAAGGAAGTGAAAGATGAACACACAGAGAACTTTGCAGAACTAATCAGGCAAGACGAAGCAAAAAAATGTGCAGAACATTACCTTGGCATCATGCGTGATGCGGTTGAACAAGCAGTGCTGAAAGAGCGTGAAGCGTGTGCGAAGTTGTGTGAAGATAGCGTTGAATATGCGGGTGACACATTGGCTAAATCAATCAGAGCGAGGGGAAATAAATGAACAAAAAATATGAATTGCTTGCAAACGACACAAAACAATCGGTAGGTATAACACTTTATCGCATACGTGCTTTAGTTGCAATTGGTTCTTTGGTCGCTGCTGGTGATTTAGGCGGATATATAAAATCCGAAAAAAACCTGTCAACGTCCGGCGATGCTTGGGTGTACGGCAATGCTCGGGTGTCCGACGATGCTCAGGTGTACGGCAATGCTCGGGTGTCCGGCGATGCTTGGGTGTACGGCAATGCTCGGGTGTACGGCAATGCTCGGGTGTACGGCAATGCTCGGGTGTACGGCGATGCTCAGGTGTACGGCAATGCTCAGGTGTACGGCAATGCTTGGGTGTCCGGCAATGCTCAGGTGTACGGCAATGCTCAGGTGTACGGCGATGCTCGGGTGTCCGACGATGCTCAGGTGTACGGCAATGCTCGGGTGTACGGCGAT